TTGCCCACCATCGGTGCATACATATTTTGCCAATGACAAATTTGATGTGATGTTATCCACATACCCAATTGATGCTTGACTTTCCATTGGAATCGGATCCCAAATTGTGGAATCCGTTGTTCGTGAAATTGAGTTATTACGAAGCATGGTAATTTGGTTGAACTGCACGATGGATTGAAGGTTGTTTACTTGTTGAACCAAACTGAATACATTGTTTTGGTTGTAGTCGATATCTTGGTTCGTGTCCAAATAATCTTGGCCGTTAAACTTGTATGAATTCATGATACCTTTGGCCACCGAATAATCCCGCAAATATGTTAATCCCGCGGGTACTTCAACGGGGTTGGTAAAATCGGGCCGTTGCCCCGTGCTTGTGAAACTTATGAATTCAACATCGGGGTATGTTACCAATTCCAATTTGGCCAACTCCGTCAACATATCGTATTGGATGGATTGGATTTTGTAGTAATTGGATGAAATCGCGATGGTGTCGTTCAATTCAAGTGTCAACCACTCGCCCACGGGTAACACCGCAGTCATTTTAACCACCCTTGATTGCGTTGAATACATACGGGATAGGTATTCATTCCAATACATTTGATACATTGTATTTACGGGGGCATTCCCACGCAATGACAATTCTAAACCGAACGCATTGGAATAACTTGTTGATACTGTTGGGTACGCGGAATATGGTGTCATTAACGGCAACACATATTGATTCACATTGTTAAAATAGTACGGATCGGAAATTGATTGTTTGCCTCCGTAATAAAACAATGTGTAATCTTGTTGCACGGGCTTGGCATCGCTATCCATAAACACGGGAATGTTTAATTCCGTTTTGCGTACAATTTGCCCATTCAAATTGACCTCGTTCATCGCCTGGGGTGCAATCACATGGAATGGTGTTTCAATGTTAAATTCATCCGTTGGGTAATCAATTAACGGAATGAACTTAATTGATCCAAATTCCCGTTTGTTGATTTGTTTGTAGTACGCATTGGCCAAACAACTTGATTCTTGATGGCTCATACTCACATGGCGTGGTATTGGCATTTTATCGTGCTGAATGTCCTTAACATCCACATACGATGTCCAATTCTTTGTTGTTCCCGTTGCCAACCAATCCGCCAAATTGTGGATTTCAATTTCCTTTTCTCCAACGGGTAACAAAATGCAGTTAAAACCTTGCAACACCCCATTGACAAAATCTTTGATTGGTTTTTGTGGCATCGCATCAACCATGGAAATCGTGTTACCATTAATACCTTGTGGGGCTTTCGTACATTCAAAAGTAATTGAAGATGTTGACCATGTTCCCGTTGCACGATAACGAACCGATACCACATCCATGGTTTTCAATGCGTAATTAAATACAATTGTTGCCGTTGGCGGTGGTGTAAACCCGCTTGTGAATATACCCGTTGCGGGTGCGTATATTTTACGGCCATTGATAAAAAATGCAATTTCCAAACTTTGCAATGGTACACCTGGGGCCACAAGGTCATTCAATTCAACTGTGAATGTATATTGACCATAACGATTGGCCGTATAATTGCCCGTACCCGATGCGTAATTTCCCGATGGGTTTACAACAACGGATGTGAATATCAATTGCGAATATGTCAACCCACCAAATGTGCTTCCGTTGAATGATTGTGGTGCTTTGTATGCTTCAAAAGTTCCTGGCAATGTATATTCGGGATCGTACAATGGCCCCGCCGTTTGCATTGGCAAAATGTACAAATCATCCATTTCGGGCCTTGTAAGGAACGAACCCGACAATGTAATCCCGATTTCCTCAAACACTGTTGTGAGCATCGCCCGTAAACGAATCGCGGGGCGTAAATCATCCACTTCAACGCCCCTTGGATTGCGGATGTTCCCGTTTACGCCACTCAATGTTGAATATCGCCACCCTTGGTTGTAATCGGCAATAGGCCATAAAATATCACCACCCTCCAACGCTTGATCCCATGAACTCAATATGTTTGCATAATTGGCCGTGTGATTGTATTCACTCCAATCAACTTCGTTCATTAATGTTTCACCCCACGCATCCAAAATCTTTTTGGTTTGACCATAAAAAATGATGTTGTACAATTGTGGCAACCCATCCTTGAACTTGCAACCAATCAATTCAACACGACCTTCAAATACGGGTAATCCGTTGATGAATATGGTTGCGTTTTTTCCAATGTTGGGATTCCAACCCACGATAACCATGTTTTCATCAAACCAATTGGAAAAAATTGCATTGTTAGTGTCCGATGCGGGTATTTGGAAATCTTGGGTGTAATCTGTCCAAATGGTGGCAAGGTTCATCAAGTCCTTTAATTGCCTTGTAAGTGGTACGGATTCATCTTGGAATAAATCCACGGGTATTTGGTAACTGAATGTACCGCCCAACGCTTCCAACTTTTCAATGCAACATTCTTGGCCTTCAATAAATCCCGATGCCGTGCGTTGGTTGTACGCCAACATTATTGGGCCGATGGTATCGGTGTTGCTATCTTGGATGGATAATGAAAATCTAATTGCCATTATCGTACTATCTTGTTAATTTTTGGTTGGTTGTATTCCATTTGGATGGTGTACAAAATCAACTTTTCGTTTATGCGGGTTTTCTTTTCAAATGTGGTATCAATAATCCTTGCCGACAAAACTTGTGGGCCGTTCACCAATACATTCACAGAATAAAAAATTTGCTCAACCACATCAACATCATTTTGCGTGATCCAATCCGTGTTAACTGTCATCACCTGGGTACTATTCACCAAATATGGCGTGGTAATTGGAACCCCGTATGTCCATGATTGTGCAAGGTCGGTTTGTTTGTAAATCGGTTGTGAATACTTTTCACCGCTGATTTGGTTTGTGGTTCTGTGAACGCCATTAAACAAAAACGAATCATACACCCCGTATTTGTTTAGGAACAACACATCTTGTTGCCCGTACTTATTCTCACACACAAAATTCAATGGGATAACAATATCATCCCCCGCCTTTACAAAAGTTATGTTGGTTGATGCCGATACCCCACCCGCTGCCAACAATTGTACAATTTCAATACCTTGTATTGTGTTTGCACTTAACCCACCCACCGCGATTGGTGTGATGGTTGCCGTTCCACAAGTGATGGAAGTAACCACAGTTGCATCGTACCACAAATATGCCGTGGTTGTTTCTGCGGTGATTGTAACTTGGGTTTTGTCCGTGTAAACCACTTTTGAAAATCCATCGTTAAACCCTTCCGATGTGTAAGTGTAACCCAATGTAGCCAAAACAACATTGGAGGTCGCATACGCCGTGTATGTGGTTGTGGTGCCTACTAAATACACACCACGCACTTTGACGGCAACACGCATTGCCCCATTTCCGATATTGGGTTTGTATGTGCCGTTGATTAAATAATCCTCGGTCAACATTTGTTCCACCAATTTGTGAATGTCAATCCATCCACGGCCCGATCCGTATTGGTCGGGTTTGCGGTTAATTGTCCAATTCGGTGAACCTGGGATTGTGGTTGTGCCACTCCACACATACACATCGCATTGATAATAGAATGAATCTGCGGTGTACAACGCATCGTAAAATTGGTAAATCAATGGGGATTTTGCCCCACATATTGCACTGGGTTGTTCGTTGAATGTCATCGTTTGAATCTTGCTTTTATGTCTTTGGCCATGGCCGTGGTTAATGCCTTATTGAATGATGGTAAAATTTCCTTTCGTGCCATTGTTACAAATGGGAATGGTTCAATACCAAAGTGTTTAATCTTTCTGTTCATCATGAATCGCATTGCGTTTTCATCGGCCTTGCCTTTGAATCGCCCCGTTCCCATATCCCGTGGTTGAATGCGTTTCATCTTTGTCCAATTACGCATCGATGCCAACGGGATTCCTTTGCCTGGCTTCCTTCCGTTCTGCACATAGTCGGCGGTCTTGTTCATGGTAATCCCCATGTTCAAACCATTGGGTGCGGGTTGAATAGAATTTACCAATTGCCCCGATGCCACATAGTTCCCACGGAATGTTTTTTTGGATACGGAAATGGGTGTCCAACCTTCACCAACCTTTTTCCACTTGGCACGGATTGATGTTCGTGGGCGTTTTACCTCCAATAG